GCCAGATCGTTGCGAGCACCCTGCTTGTTATCGGGAGCAGGCTCACCGACGGTATAAGGACCTCCGACCCGACTATCCTCTTTCGAGCAGTACGCTTGGTTCTCGGTCGCGCTACCCTTTGCTACGGACCAATGACCAGGGTCCCAGTCCAGCAACTTGACTAGCGTAGTATATCTCAAAGGCTTCGACGTCTCGATATAACCCTGTAGGTGGTGGGTGCCTGAGAGGCCAACCTCTTCCTGATAGATGACGTAAGTAACGCAATCTGGCAGATCGCTGAGATCAAGGAGTCCTGTGGGGTTGTTGATGGTAAAGCAGAATCTTTTTGACATTTCATTAGTTGTAAAGAAGTGGGCAGGTAATAGAGAATCTGCCCACTATATATACGGACCCCTTTCGGTCACGTGCGTGGCGCACTATGGGCGCGCGGAAAGGGGTCACTGTTATGTATTCAGGGTCCAGGTTCTTTCGTCAGCTAAGTAAATATGCCTAATCGACATGTCGTCAGACACCATCCATATCGAAGACCTATCGCAGGAATCGCCGCCTTGCGGGCTGCTCATACTGTTGGCCGTGCAGTTGGCCAAGCTGTCAAAAACGCTACTAAGGCAGCACGAGCGACGACGCAAGAAGCAGCGCCTAAAGGCACAGTCACCGCACACCACGATTTAAGCCGTGTGTTCAAGAAGCGCAAAATCAGTAAATCGAAGATCCGTAAGATCAAGTTCGCTAAGAGAGTACAGCAGGCACAGTCGTCAGATCAACCATTTAGTACTTTCAGTCAAACGTGCGACCAAGTCGTCACATTCGTTAAGAACACCAACGTTCAGTCATCTGAACAATGGGCTAGCACTAATCCTGGTAACCAGAATTCGTTTATGATCAACTACGGGGCTAATTTATACCCCAGTGGTGATCTACCTAGAATGATGGACTACTGGCGAGACCCCTTACTCTTCACCCCAGTCGGTGCTGGAGGTGGCGCAATCGGGGCCCCTTCCCAAGCACACCCGCAAAATTTTAAGTTACATCTTGGACACCACAGGTTCAATATTAACGTTACCAACGTCGCACCAGCTGCGCTGACGTACGACATTTACCAGTTTGTAGCTGCACAAGATATCTCCGACGGCAACTATCAAAGCCCTGCGCAAGCTTGGTCTTATCTAATGGCACAAGAGGACACCGTCCGGGATGGGTTGAAGCCCGTTCCTGAGAGCAACGGCTTAACACCGCTTGATGTGCCAGAATTTGGAAGATACTGGCGGTTGCTTAAGAAGGACAGGGTCCTTCTATCAGCTAACGGTGGAACCACCGACATCCAGATGACCGGTTTGCACCCTCGTGTTGTCGAGAGAGGCAGATTAATTGAGAATTTCGCCGTTAAAGGGCTCACCCAGGCTTTCCTAGTAATCGGCGGTATCGGAGATACCGAAGGATTACCCAACGGAGCTACGCCTGGAACCCCTTACGTCATAACTAGGATCAGTTGGAATAAGGTTTGGCATTTCACAACGGATGGGGATGGGGCGAATGGACCAGGAAGACCTTTCCATTACCACAAAATAGGAGCATAATAAATATACTTTTTTTTAAATGTCCCAACTACGGCTGTCGCCTCCGTCGGCTCTTTGGGGTTCAGCCTATTCGGCTTCACGCCCGGCGAGGCACCGGCATAGTTTTTGTGCGACCCAGAATAACATTTTATTACATAAGTACACAACTAGACTGAGAATTAGAAGATTCAGACTCCGACGTCTCTGATGTCCCATCTGTCGGCGGAGAGTTTTGCTTCATCCGGTCGGAAGTTCGCAAAGACCACGACGTGGGGGGAGGCGAAGCGTACGGTCCTTGACTCGTACTTCGCTTTAAAGACACTACCATCCTTGAATTTTTCACAGACGGAATACGGGAAGGTGTCCTCGGAGCTTCGTGGCCAATCGAAGAAGATCTTATCTTGGCAGTCGTAAGCGTAGTTGATATCGCTATGCTTCCCTCCGCTGACGTAGTAGGCTTTCGGATCAGAGTTGAGTGCGTAATACGATTTACCGACGTTGCCTATTAGATCATAAATCCAAATTATGATACGGGGTCTTACGGGCAAGGCAAGTTCAGCAGATAGCTCTGACTGCCAGCCGACCCGTGGAACGAAGTCCACAACTGGAAGTTGGGACTCTCGCCAAAGTGATCGGTATTCCGACACAAACTTCCTACAGCGGGCCATGACGCATGGATGATCTCTGAAGAGCTCGAAGTCCGTGGCTCCCGCGTGAATCGCCTCCTGGACCATGGCCAGATCGTTGCGAGCACCCTGCTTGTTATCGGGAGCAGGCTCACCGACGGTATAAGGACCTCCGACCCGACTATCCTCTTTCGAGCAGTACGCTTGGTTCTCGGTCGCGCTACCCTTTG